GACGCTATTCTTCTTGGTCAACACAGAGGTGATTGGCTTAAACTATTGAATCAAGGTTTTGAAGATAATCCTAAATGCGGAATAACTTGCTCACTAAAGAAGTACTCACCTATTACTAATATGGATTTTGGTGTCTTTTTCTGTGTAATGTTCACTAGAGAAGTATTGAACAAAGTTGGATACTTAGATGAGCGTTACGAAAAGGGCGGCAATGAAGATATTGATTTCTGTGCAGCCGCTCAACTTTTGGGATATGAAGTAGTTCAACCCGTGCCATTAGTATGGAGCAATGAAGCAAATCTATATGTAGGTACATTCCCACTATGGCATCAAGGTGAAGGCACAGTACACAATCCTGAACTAGTCAGTGATTGGGAGCGCACATTCAGAATCAATGAATTAAAGCTAGCTCAAAAATACAACATGGCTTGGTATGAAGCCCACAAACATACAGTATAAAGGCAAAAATGAAATATAGCATAGTAATCCCAACATACAATCATTGCAATGATTTACTAAAACCATGTGTGGAATCAATATTCAAGTACACTGACGTAACTGATATTGAACTTATTATAAGTGCAAATGGATGCAAAGACGAAACATTAGCATATGTAACTGAACTGCAAAGTCATTATGCTTTGTTGGGAATAAGTGAAAATTTAAAAGTAGTTTGGAACGATGAAGCCTTAGGATACTCACGTGCATGTAACGCGGGTATTGAAGTTGCAACTACTGATTTAATAGTATTGTTGAACAACGACACTGTGTTACTTCCACAAGAAAAGAATCGTTGGCTAACACAATTAGAGTCAGTGTTTATAGGTAACGAAAAAGCAGGTATTAGTTGTTTAATTAAGAGTGAATCAGAACCAGCCGGTCATGACTTTGCTATCTTCTTCTGCGTAATGATTCATCGTAGAGTGTTTAATAAGATTGGTTTACTAAGTCTAGATTACGGTGCAGGTGGCGGAGAAGATACTGAATTCTCTATTGAATGTGAAAGAGCCGGCTTTCAAGTATTAGAGTGTGTTACTAAGACATGGAGTCCCGAAGTAGGAATGTATTGCGGTGACTTCCCGATCTATCATTTAGGTGAAGGCACTGTACATGACAAAGAACTTGTTCCTGAATGGGAAGATATCTTCCTAACTAATTCACTAACACTAGCTAGGAAGTATAACCCACATTGGTACCAATGGCGTCTAAGTAATTATTGGGAACGTGCAGTGTTCTTTAAGGGAGATGAGATTGCTCCTAGAGAGATTACACGATACTCATGGGCGGCACAAAACATTCTAGGTACTAACGTATTTGAATTAGGTTGTTCTAGTGGATATGGATTACAATTCTTACCTAAAGACATTGAGTATACAGGTTTAGATTATGACAAACGTATCATTCCTGTAGCACGTGTGCAAGGTTGGAGAAACAATGCCACATTTATACACGGCGACATCAATACATACGAGTTAGGTCAATACGATACTATCATTGCTTTTGAAGTTATTGAACACTTAGACAATGGTTTAGCAATTGTAGAAAAACTTAAAAAACATTGCAATAGATTGATGATTACTGTGCCTATGCTAGAGACACCGGGACTATGGGGCCCGCATCACAAGATACATAACTTAGATGAATCGTTCTTTCCGGGATTTAAGTTTAAGTTTATTGCGCCTGACGGTAGCTTACGAGATACTCCGCACAACCGCGGTGATAAAGAAAACATCAATTTGATGTTATGTATTTGGGATAAAGAAGAAATGTCAATAGAAGAATCACTTAAATTTTTAAACGAACAAGACCCTGCAATGTACAGAGAAGTCATTGAAGCTAATCAGTATCATTTATCTAAGGAAAAAGTTAAAGATAGACTTGTAATAGACATTGGTGCAAATATTGGTGCATTCTCATTGTATGCTGCCGCATTGGGTGCAAAACAAGTTATATCAGTAGAACCAATTAGCGCATCTTATAATACGTTCTTGCGCAACATACATAGAATGGGTCTAAAGAATGTAACTACACATAAAAGAATTGTAGCAGAAAAAGGTAATGACTTTTTACCTGTTAGTTTAAACCCTAACGCAGGTGCAAATAGCATGTACAACGTATCTGAAAACTATGAAGTTGTTGAAACTACTTCTTTTTCTAACATTATGAATCAAATTGCAGGACATGATATCCTGTTAAAATTAGATTGTGAAGGTGGAGAGTATGATGTTATCATGAATGCTACTAATCACGACATGATTCGTATTAATGAAATTATGTTAGAAATACACACTGACTTACATCCTAAATATAAAGGCAAAGATATAATAGAAAAAAAGTTGACAGAGTTTGGTTTTACTAGAGTAGACTCTGTACAAATTTATTATTGGGATTGGGACGCTAATGGACAACCAGTCAATTATCGTGAAGCTCCCTTCGTTAATCAACATTGGAAAAAATGAACAAAGAAATATTATGCTCAATTTCTACCAAAGGTAGATATGACACCACATTGCCAATGGCAATTTCATCTGTAATTACGCAGACATTGAAGCCTGATCATATTATCATTCAAGATGATAATGATGAACCTAAAGATATTCGTGAAATACAACACTATAACTATTTGTTACAAATGCTTAGTGAATGCGGAATCTCTTGGGAATGGCTATATGCTGAAAAAAAGGGCCAACATCACAATCACCAACGAGCGAATCACATGGGATTCAAGTGGGTTTGGCGCTTAGATGATGACACTATAGCCGATAGCAATGTATTGCAAACACTATACATACATGCAAATGCAAATGAAAATGTAGGCGCGGTAGGTGGGTCTGTGTTGACGCCGCCTAGTATGGGCGAAGTTAATGCTACAGGTAAAATAGAAGATATTTACAGCGAACCTAATTTACAATGGGGTCGTATAAAACAGAAAAAAGAAGTAGATCACTTGCATTGTTCTTTTTTATACCGTGCAGGTGTCGCGGATTATTGTTTAAGTTTATCACGCATTGCACACCGTGAAGAAACATTGTTCACGTATGAATTAGTTAAAAAAGGCTACAAGAACTATGTTGTTCCTGAAGCTATAACATGGCATTTGAAAAACAAAGTTGGTGGAATTAGAGATGGCGTTCATGAAATGTTCGAACATGATGAGCGTATATTTCAAAACATAATGAACTTCAAAGACCAGACAATTGTTATCTTAGATTGTGGTATGGGTGATCATATTGTTTTTAAGAAGATTCTTCCTTATATCAAAAACCCTGTACTCTTTACGTGCTATCCTGAAATCATCCCGGGCAGAAGTATTGCAGAAGCACAAGCATTGTTTGGAGAGATAAATGAATACAATGTGTATGCACACATGGATCGTTGGAATTGGACAGGCTCACTTGAAGATGCTTTCAAAAAGTTCTATAATGTGTCTGTATGATTAAGTTAAATTTGGGTAGCGGCGGAGACTATATTGATGGGTTTGTTAACATAGACCTATATGCCGAACGTGCGGATGAAAGATACGACATTGCTAAGTTGCCCTATATGGATAACTCAGTAGATGAAATCAGAGCATATCATGTAATTGAACACTTTGATTATCTACATGCACACGATGTATTGAAAGAATGGATGCGTGTACTAAAGCCCGGCGGCAAAATTGTAGTAGAAACACCTGACTTCTTAGAATCATGTAAAGAATTTATCAAAGCAGATCAAGATGGTAGATGGAATCTATATGGTCATTTCTTCTCTACTGGTTGGATCAATCCTGGATTGATACACAAATTCCTTTATACAGAATTCGAATTGAGAAAAACAATGACATGGGCAGGATTTCAAAACATTAACCGTTGTGAACCTAACTCGGGGTATGTGACACCTGACACTAAAAACATATTTTTAAATTTAGAAGCAACAAAATGATTATTATTTCACCTTATAGCAAGTTTATGCGTAACGGCGCAAAGCATCCAAAGAACTATCCACATTGGGAAGAAGTACTCAAGCATATCAAAGAACCTGTTGTACAGGTAGGAATATCAGGAGAGACACAAATGGTCTCAGATTTTAGACAAAACTTACCTTTACCTGAACTAGCAAAGTTAGTTAATGAATCTAAGACATGGATGAGTTGTGATAGTTTTTTTCAACATTTCTGTTGGGATTTAGGTAAGCCCGGCATAGTTGTGTTTGGTCAATCTGATCCAAACATCTTTGGTCATCCTGAAAATATTAATCTACTACAGGATCGAAAGTATTTGAGAGAGAAACAGTTTTGGATTTGGGAACAAGCAGAGTTCATTGAAGATGCATTTGTCAGCCCAGACGTTGTTATAGAAGCACTAAAGAAGTTTGGTATAGACACAATATAATGGAAAACTTATTTCAAAATTCATACGATACTATATTCAAACAATGGTATCGTATGCGAATGTCTTTGGAAGACAAAGACATTCAAATACAATGTATAGAAGTTGATAAGTGGTGGCAGACTGCACCTTTAGTAAATCATTATCTGCACCCTGATTTAGTGGAAGAATGGCCCAACCCATGGGAACTGATATCAGACAATCACTATTGTCATTTTGCTCGTGGATTGGGTATGTTTTATACGTTGTATCTATTGGGTGTACAAGAGCTTGATTTTGTCCAAGCAAAAGACTATAATAATGAAGATGTGGCACTAGTACTAGTTGATCACGCAAAATATATACTTAATTACTGGCCTAACACGGTAGTAAATAACAATCTACAAGAATTTAAAGTTGTCAAAAAAATTGACACCTTGCCAATAATTAAAAAAATAGGGTTAAAATGAAGATACATGTAATTAAACGTTCCGGA